CTTTATTTGTACGAACTTGTACAAATTGGTGCAGCCGCATTGTTTTGAAAAGTAAGAGGTTATGATTCATCCGCACGATTGCACGTTTTTTAGCCTTTATTATAGGGTGAAGCTGTTGAAACATTGCATACCTTCCCGTTTGCTTTCATCCATGACATGTGCATAAATCATTGTTTCCCGGATATTACTGTGCCCAAGCAGTTTTTGCAGGCTGGACAAGTCTTTCGTTTTTCTGAGATAAATAGTCGCAAACGTATGCCTTCCTGTTTTGGCCGATATCTTTTTGTTAATTCCTAATTCCTTTGCAATGGCCTTCAGCTGACGATTAATGACCTGATCACATTGAACATTCCTGAATAAACGCCCTTCTTCCTTACCTTCTGCCCATTCTTCCAAAAGTTTTTTGGCGGGTACCGGCATAGGAATTTTTATCGGTTCCGGTTTACAATTCCGGTTTTTCACACGGTAGTAAGTCAGCACATCATTGTTTACCTGCTCTATGCAGAACATGCGGGCATCCGTAATATGCATGCTTGTAAAACACATAAAAAGAAAAAATGCCAAAGTCAACTGAAGCTTTTCCGGCAAGGTTCGTTGATAGTATAACTGCACAAACTGCATCAGTTCTTCTTCTGTCAGATAATCAACATCGCTCTTTATCCTTTTGATACGGAAGTCCTGAAAAGGATTTTCATCCAGGAAACCTTTTCTGTAAGCTGCGGTAACATATATCTTGATGGTGGACATATTCCGTTGTGCGGTTATCTCCGTATTGCCAAGTTCTTTCTTCATGTAGACCAAATAATCTGTCAGATAATCCGGAGTAAGTTCCCGAAACTGTAACAATTCATTATATGCCTTGAACTTTTTCATGCAACTTAAATGGTGTTTGAATGTCCCCATCTCTATACGCCGACTATAAGTTTTCATATATTCCTTCACGAAATCATGAAAAGTCTTATAATCGCTGGGATTATTGTACTCCCGCATGAAGATGTCCTTAGTTAAGGCCTGGTTCCTTAGACGGAACTTGACAAGTATGTCATTGACACGTGCCTTCATATTGTTCACAATGAGATTAATATCTTTAGCCTCTTTGCTGTTCCCTTTGAGGAGTCCGCTTTTCTCGTCAAACTTAGTGGCGGACACAGATACTTTGCAAGGAAGCATCAGTTTTTCTTTTCCAATATAAAAGGTTATATATAGCGGAGCATTGCCTTCTTTGGTCAATCTCTGCTTGTTCTGGATGACTCTTACCGTACTCATTTTTGTTTTCTAAATTATTTCTACCAGCCTAAAAAATGTATCTCCGGAAAGTTATGTTTCTACCATGTTACCTACTTTCTGCACGAATTTTGCCGGGAATGCCAAGGTAGTAAGTTATTGATAACCTGTAAAATGACGAAAGGCAAGCAGTCTTTTTATCGACTACTTGCCTTATCGTTGTGATTCCGTTGCGATTCGAACGCAAGACCCACGCCTTAGAAGGGCGTTGCTCTA